AATTATTAATTTTTGTTTCATCATATGTAGTTTTACACAACTTATAAAAATCAGTATATTCAGGAAACACTTCTAAGAGATTAGTTTCCAATCTACGATCATTTTCTGTAAAAAACGAATAAAAATCTCGACGGCCTTGACGAATCTTTTCTTCACTTACTGGATTTTCTCGCATGTAATCCGTAACTCTTTTAAACTTTTCATATTCGATTTCTGTGAAGTAATCTTGGTTATCTTTAATAAATTCAAGATTAGAATCCATGTACTGCAAGAAATCATCTGTTAATATGTTAATCATCCAGTGAGGCGGTTCTTTCAAATATGGCATGTCTAAACTGATTGCTTGTTTTCCATATTTCTTTCGCCACTCAATGCATTTCTCTAAGAGAGATCGGAAATTAGTTACGCATAGTACATTAAATGTAATCATGAAATTAACTGATATTCCTAGCTGTTCGATGGCCTGTGTCATATTTCTTTCCCAGTGATCACACTGCAACCCCGTACGCATATATTCTGCTTGTGGTCCCCACGAATCTATACTGGTAAACAAACTAAAAGATTTAATCTTTTTTTGAGTTATCAAGCTGTTAACTCTAGTATACAAACTATCGACTTTTTCAAATGTTACACCTAAGTTACTGTTAATACTTACTTCTAGGTTAGGTGCCGGTTCATTTTCTAATAGTTTAAAAAACTGCATAGCTCCTGGATTCATTAGAGGTTCTCCGCCAGTAATTCTTAAAGTATGCAAATCATTTTTTAAACTAGGCCACCATTTCCAAAACGCTTCAATATAAGGATTTTCTTCCTTAGGTGCATAGTATGTTCCTGTTTTTAGAAACTCAATACCGTATTGATTATAGGTTAAATCATAATTTCCGTGCTTTTTAATTTCTTCCATCCACATCGAACTGGCTTGGGGGCCACAATATCCGCAACGATAATTGCAACCATTACCAAAACTAATTTCGAGATATCTAGGATTGATTGGAGCGTCCCAAGGAAGTTCTGCTATTTTTTCAATTATAGGTTCGCTAAATGTACTTGAACTATGTAACATTCTGTCACTGATATGATCGCCGTCTAGATCTTCAATATTCCAACAGTAGTAACATTCCTGAGGACGCTCACCCTCTAACATTTTTTTACGTTGTTCTTTTTTCCACTTGGTATTGTGTAATGCCGACACATCTACTGCGATTTCATCTAGACCAATGTGATGTGGACGAGGATGATAGCAACTGTGGTTATCTCCCGTATGAAGATAAAGCGTTTGGTGTAACCACTTCATTGTACAAAAGCTAGGACTCACTGCATTTAATCTATCTCTAACATCTTTTACAAATTGTATTCTATTCATTTTGTCCCTTGCTTTGAATCCACAGATTATTTAATTCAGGAAAAGTTTTTTGAAAATCAGTTCCTCTTCTTCGATCGTGTTCTAAAAAATAAAGATAAAAGTTTTTAATAGCTATTTTGTCATCAAACGGAGTTAGCGTAATCCAATCAATTAACCGTTGTACTTTACTAATTTCGTAATCTTTGAAACCTTTAAATCTATTGCTTTCAGTTTCTTTATTCTGTTGCATGAACCAAATAGAGTCTTCAAGCACAGTGATCATGTCTTTGGCCATCCTAGGATCCATCCAATTAGGACTTGATAACTGTGGAATATCAAACCATATTAATTGTCTATCTACATTGAACTCGTTTCTTAGTGCGTGGATATTTTTTACATACTCTAACCAGCCTGAAAAACTTAAAACATTAAATGTTACAATAAATGTCAAACTGTGCTTTTTTCCCTTGATTAAATATTCTCTAATGTTTTTATTAAGAGTTTCAAAGTGTAATCCGTCTCTAATATATTCTGCTTGAGGACCCCAGCTGTCTAAACTACAGAATAACATGAAATGGTCAATAGCAGAAGAAACACCATCTAATTCATTTATAAACTTATTCCATTGATCTCCGGGCGGACAACAATTACTGGTTATGCTTAGATGCAAATCTTTTTTAGGATTATTCTTAACATAATCAAACATGTGAAACGTGTTCTTGTCCATTAACGGTTCTCCGCCTGTCATACGGAATGTTTGTAATGTTGGATAAATTGTAGGCAACCATTTCCAAAACGCCAGTAAGTAAGGATTATCAGGACTGTTATTTGGCATGGATTTATCTTTCATCCACGTCAAATCATTGTGAGTTCTGTCTGTTAATTTATACGGACCATTTCTTTCAATATCTTGTTGCCAAGCTGTACTAAGATGAGGACTACAATAAGTACATCTAAAATTACAGGCTTGATTAAAATTGACTTCAACATACCTAGGTTTAGGATTTCCTTGATGCCCAAGTGCTATTGCTTCTCTAATTAATCCTGGACGCCAGCTATCTAAACTGCGGTAGGGCCTATCACTGAGATTATTTCCGCTATCTTCTATTTCCCAACAAAAATTGCATTCTGAAGGCCTAGTACCTTCTAGCATTTTTTTGCGCTGTTCTTTTTTATATTTTGTATTGTGTAATGCACCTACGTCAATTTTGATTTCTTCTATAGGAACGTGGTGGCTTTTTGGATGATAACAACTATGAGTTTGACCTGTAGGAATGTGTATGCTTACATTATACCATTTGGCTAGACAAAAACTTGGACTAACTTTGTTTAATTCAGACAACATGTGTTCTGATTTGTGCATATAGACAGATTCAAATTTTCCATTTATAATTTTTACTTCGTCGCCTTTGATATTATTATCTGCCATTTTCAAATTTATCCTTAAGCCAATCAAAATCGTTAATTTTAGCCAATGCCTGTAAATTTCCTATATTGTTTTCTCCGTATTTTTTCCCTTCTATTGCACCGTCTATGGCATACTCACCGTATTTGTTTTCTATTCCTTCTGTGCACCAAATTTGTAATCTATGATCAGTTTCCTTATCATAATATCTATCAATTACATTGCTAGATAATTTTACGCATTCTCTAAATGCACTTCTCCACGTAGTAAAAGGATCTGTATTAAACTGTGTGATATTACTAACCGTAGGTATAACTTTAAAGTTGTTACTTATAGAAGTTGTCATGTCTGGTGTTGTTAGATCCATGTTCAGTGTTAGTTTTTTAGGAAATAGCTTTACACCACCGTACCCATAAGTTAATCCGTTAATAGGATTTTGACTTTTCCATACATGTACAGTTTCGTTAAAGTGATTTCTTTCTTGCAGATTGTAATAGGGAATTTGCGGCATTGTAAATTCGAAATTTTCTAATACTTGTGCATCTCCATCGACTATCCAAAACATTTCTGATGTAGATTCCTTGGCCGCTTGTAAGTGTGCCTGATGTATTCCTTTTACACCGTGTATTCTTTTAGCAGACGAAACTCTTGTTAACAATGTTTTATAATTTTCATCTGCATTGGATTCATTATAAGAAATAAAAAATATATCAAATATTCGAGGAATTGACGCAACTATATCTATTTCTTTTTTTTCTACATAGAATCTATTTTCAAATTCTCGTTGTGTGACCTTGACTGTTCTTGGAAAAATACAGATACCGTCAAAGAACTTTCCGTTTTTAAATACGTGAGGAATATGCTGTTCATACTTAGGAACTTTAAAATCAAATTTAAATTTAGAATTTACAACAACTTCTTTCCAGACAACCCAAAACATATCAGTTGTTGCAGTTTCTATAGCATTTAAATATTCATCATACGTGTCTATATAAAATATATCATATGGTTTAGGATGCGATGCTACAATATCTATTTCTTTTTTTCCGTTAACAACAAATCTGTTTTCAAATTCTCGTTGGCTAATATTAGCTGTTTTAGAAATTAAACAAACTCCGTCAAAGAATTCACCGTTTTTAAATACGTGAATGTAATCGTTATCCCATTCAGGCACTTTATAAGAAAAATCAAAAGATTCATCAACTAATAAATCTTCCCAAATTATCCAAAAAAACTTGGTAAATGCTTTTGATTTTATTTGATCAAAAGATGTTACATTATCTATTTTTTGTGATCGTGGATATCTTTTTTTAAAAGTTTGCCATTGGTTGTTGCATACTACAGATTTGCTTACAAGAAAAATATCATACATTTTTTAAATAGGTATTAGATAAATTCATTGTTTCTATATAAAGATCCAACGTATATTTGCTTTGATCAGCATCTAGCCAAGGCCAATGTAATCCTAATTGCGTACTTATTTTGTCACCTAAAGATTTTATTTCTTCAATTAGACCTTGATTGTTATCATCTTCATAAGGCTTTGCATAATCATGATATATATCTTTTAATATTTCAAAATCTCTAACATCAATATAATTCCATTGAGTGCAATTTGCCAACCAAGTGCCGAGTCTAGCACCGTATACGGCATATATACCATTTTCTTCATGTGCCCCCACAGTTGACCACATGCGCAGTCTATGTATATTATGCCACCACACACGTTCCTTGATTTCCATAGGAGGAACTTTTATTCCATCTAGTAAAGTCATTTTCACGCCCTCACGAAATCCTGCTCGCCATGCCTGGAACGGTGATCCTGTAATTACAGTTTCACTATAGCATTCTTTAAATTGACGATATCCATCTTCCCAACAAAAATCAACCTGGGCTCGTTCACTGTCGCTGGCTTCGTGAGTTTTCATGTTGAGAATGAAATCTTTCCGCCAAATTTTTAATCCACCGTTACCATAGAGCAAACCATTTAATCTGTTTCTTCCTAGCCAGCTGTATACCTGAATTTTTGGATCAATGGTATCTATCTCAACGTTAAAAAATTTAGAATCTACAATGTTGTCAGCATCCACAGTAACCACCCAATCTGTTTCCGACAGTTCTGCGGCCTGTTTATGTGCTGCGTCCGATCCTTTTACGCCGTGTACACGTTTGGCCCAAGGCACCTTAGAACATAGATCTGCATAGTGAAGATCTGCATTGGGTTCGTCGTAGCTTAAAAAAACTATGTCAAGTTCAATTGTTTTCATTTATAAAAATATATTTTTTAAAAAGTCGTCTAGAATAAACACTAAATTTTTTTGGGGAATCAATTTTTATTGAAAAATTTTCTTCAATTAATTTACTGAGTTTTACTGTAAACATGTTATGCAAAACATTTGGATCATTGTAATCTGTAATAAAAAAATTCATTTCAGTTTCTCCGTTCCAAAAAATGCGTTTTCCTTTTCTATACTTTTCATTTAAAATTATAGAAATAGTACTGTTATTATGTGTTATGTAGATATCTGCATCAGTAGTGTCAGACCATTTCGAATCTACCACTCTGTGTAGTACATCGTCAATACTTGTCAATGATTTAATTTCTATAATTTCTAAATTGCCGGATTCTAAATCTACGTGGCAATTAAAAATAGAAGTTGTTCCGTCATTTATTGATTCTGCAGTCTCTTGATCAATTTCTATCTTATTTTTTATTGTATCTGCAGATGATCCTGGATATATTCCAAGAACTTTTCCGTTGTCGGGATCATATTTTGCCCAGTATTGTATTTTGGTAGCGTTGGCGATTTTGATCCATTCGTCAAAATCCATTAATTCTTCCATGCTATTTCCTCTAATATACTAATAACCTCGTCAGTTATTAGTTCTTTATTAACATAATGAATAATGTCTGTCTGTTGATAATTTCCTAATTTTATGTGTCCGTCGACGTTGAGATAGAATCCTATGTGATCAGTCCACTCATTGGCGGGCCAGGGCCAATTTTGCACCATTGGTTTCATATGAACTACTTTGGGGAATTCTAAATTATAACTAATTTCATTTTCAATGCCTAACAGTTTAGCACTGAGAGCGAATGCTTCGTCGGTGCCAACAACTTTTGGTTTTCTGTTCGACAGGTAAAGATTAGAAAACTCTGTAGGATTTTTTATGATCCACCTACCTAAAGAAAAAAACTCTTCAACTAATTTTGAATCTTGTTTAAAAAAAGTGTAAAAACTATATAAATTTGGTAACGAATTATCTGTAAACGCTCTTCTATAAAAATCGTTAGTAATTAGTTCTCCTCGATATGTATATGCGTTAGGAGCAATGTATAGCTCAGAATTTTCTATAAAATAATCTATCCAATGACTGTAATCTCTAGTGAACAACATATCCGCATCTAGACAAACTGTATATTCAAAGGGAGATAATTTGTTCATCCACGATCTTCCGTCCCAAAACGTTTCTTTATTCCATTCAATTACATGATCAAAAACCCATGGGCTTTTTAAATCTTTAATTTTTTTTGTGTCGTCAATTATTAATGCAACATGGCCATATCCATCTCTTTGAGTATTTTTAATGCTGAGAGCCAATGCATACGCTAATTTTAAATAGTCTATATTGTTGTTTGAAGATACTATTATTAGATAACCAAAGTTCATAGTAACTCCAAAAGTTTTTTGCTGTTTCTAATAATGCTTTGTTTATTCATAATATGAATATCTCTATTCTTTGAAGCTGCTGCTATATATTTTTCTTGATTTAATAAATCGTTAATTAAAAAAGTTAATTTATCATTACTTACGTCGCACAAAATATCTTTATCTATTACAGTATTAATTGGCGGCAAACATATGTTATCTGTTTCTCTGTAACCATTTAGAATGTGTTTAGCTACTGAAAATGCAATATCGTTTCTAAACTGCAAGGGATTGAATCTATAAAGATCTGAGTAGTATTTGTAATTGATTTTTATGTGGTCAACCAAATCAAAAAATAATTTTGTTTCTGAATTTTTTGTAAACATTACTGTAGTGGCCCAATACATATGGATACCAGTTTCTGAAACATTTTTGTCTAATTCACCTACCCTGTCTCCTTTTATATCGTTCATGGAATGTGAAATTAATAAAGATTCATCAACATCCCAATACTGACCTAAATTGTCAGAAAATATTAAAAAATCGCTGTCTAGCAACAGTGTTCGATCATAAGGAGTTAATTCCCAAACAGAATGTCTATTTGAATTAATAAACGGTACTGTTGACGATTCCATGCCGTCACTTAATTTTCTTGTATTATTTGTCACTGGTCTGTCTACAATAATTATGTTTTCAAATATTTCTTTGGCTTTTGGTAAAGAGCCAAACTCATGCATCCAATCAACCGTTGATTTGTCTGTTACTAAAGATATTGGAACTTTTAAATTTTTTTTAGCAAGCCCGCCGGATATTAAAGCCAACAGACTGTAATCAATTTGTCTGTTATTGTGTGCAAATATTAGACATCCTTTTTTCATAGATCTAACAATTTTTCAACGGAGCGAGATTTTTTTAAAGTTTCATGTTGTTCATAATATTCGTAAACAGCAGTAAAATATCTATCTAATATTTCTTCTTTAAACTCATTCATATTTTTAATCAAAATTGGAGTATCGTTTGAGTCTAGCAAAGGAACTTCTTCAATTCTTTCGCTATCAATTAGCAGCTGAACAAAATTGATTAGAGAGCGATCTATCTTGAATATTCCGCCATTATGACCGTAGGTCATCTTTGCATCAATTTTTTCTTTGAGCTGCTTACGCTGGATTGTGAGTGTTTGCCTGTAGTTTGAAAAATCTAAGGCTGCTTTTAAACGACCGTCCATGTTACCTCCTATAAAACACGCACATTATTTATGTACTGTGTTTCGAGAGGTAAAATTATGAGCCGCTGATTGCGCTGACTACTGAAGAGCTTGGTGCGATAATAGTAAAGGTACCGCTGGGCTGTAGAAATCCAGCAGGGCGAACTTGATCAACTGTAAGCGTAAGAGTACCGTCTACTAGGTCGCCTGGGGGCGGATTTGGATTTGGACCGGGATCAAAGTAATTGTCTAACCAACTCACTCGGAAAGTGATAACATTGGCAGTTCCTGTAGTATTGCTACTGACGTTGCATAACGCTTCTAGTTTCCACTGATTGGCAGCATAGGCCGAACTACCGCTTGCAGTATAAAATGTTTGATAAGAGTTCGTAAGTGAAAAGAAATTTATGCCTGCTGGGCCGCCGACAAATGTCTGTGTACCTGCGCTGCTGAGCAGATTGCTCCAAGATGTGTTTTGTGCTTCGGCTGATCCGCCTGTTCTTGAGCTGGCGAATCGAATTTTTCCACCGGCATTAAAAAAGAATCTAGCCTCCTCAGCTGTAGAAAATGTAACAGTAACAGTGGCAGTTAAAGAATTTACCCAGGAAGATGTGAATGTTTTGTTGTCAATGGCCTCTGTGACAAATTGTCCTGTACCTAGATCAAATCTATTTGTAGTTGCTTGATCAGCAAAGGTGTCATATTGAAAATTAGGTTGGCTGGCACCATATCTTACTACGTCGCCTACAGCCACTGTGGTCAATACTGCGCCCGATCCTGTTTGATGTAATAACGCATTATAGATGTCATATCTCAAGGCATCCCATTGAGTCTTTGTTACTGAATTCCCAGCTGCTACCAAAGAACTAAATACGGTTTGGCCGTAACCAAAATTACCAGCTCCTGTGGACATTACATTGAATATTTTTGTTCTGATTGTGTTATAATCAGTTGCAGTAATAAAATCACCGATTGCCATAAATTTTCCTTATAATACCAATGCTTCTATAACACCTGAACCAGACTGGTGGTCTTGAAGAGCTATAGCAAAATAATCTGTATCAGATTTGTCTGCAGCCGATGCTGCGCCAAACATATTTTGAGCAGGGACCAACTTGTCCCCTTTCTTAACTGTACCTTGTACTTTTACAGGCACACGACCTTTTAGTGCAACCAATGTGCCACCATCTAATTGCGAATTCATTATGAAACCTGGCTTACCTGACACAATACCGATAGCTCTATTACCATATGTGGCTGCTGTAATTTCTTTTACACCACCAATACATACCACTGTGCCCACTTCATATTCTTTATCTGCTAGATATTTTTCAGCAAGATCTGCATATTGCGCTGCGGTTGCTGTACCGTCAAAGGTATTGGCCAATAGATTTCCTGAACCGTCTCTAGCTGCAATTGTGTTAGCTGTTTTTGTGGTTTTAGCAGATCTGTAATTAGGGTCTGTGTCTACTGCTGCGTCATTTATTCTAGTTCTATCTGATTTATCTACGACTCCGATAAATCTAGTAGCAGTGATGTTACCACTGCTATCTCGCAGAGCCACAGAAGTTGCTACTGCACCAAGTTCTCCAACTAGACTGTTCAAAGACAAAGCGTTAGTGGCTGTACCTGTAACTGAACCTATCACATTGCCTGTGAGTGTTCCCGAGAAATTGCCTGAAAATATTTTTGTAACCGCGGTATAGGCCACAGAATTGTCGTCAGCAAGTATATTACCTTTGTGTACGCCTGTGGTATTTCCGGTTACATTACCAGTTAATGCCCCTGTGAATGTGGTTGAATGCACGTTAGCCCACTTAGAAACAGCAGAACCAAGAGTAAAGAAATTGTCTGTGCCTGGAATCATGCCATTTGCAGTTACAATACCAACATTACGAAGATCACTGTCCGATACTCGTATTCTCAAGGTTATAGTATTGCCTAATCTGTTTTCAATAATGGGTTCATCACCGTTTTCAACACGGATTCTTAAATCATTTTGATCACCTACTGTAAGGCCAGCATCGGCGAAAGCAATTGCATTAGTAAAGGATACCTCACCTATTCTAATATATTCGCTGGCAGCATAACCGCCTAATCTCAATGCATTGCTTGCTGATCCCCAAAAATAGTGATCTGTAGTTGTTACTCCGGTAGTGCCGTTGGTGTTGACTAGATTGACACCTTTCTTGATCACTGAGAATCCTGTTATAGGATTTAAAACGCTATTTAGGGTGAATGCATCTTTGCTGACGATTGATATTACATCACCGCCAGATTGAAATTTTACTATGGTATGATTGTTGTTAAGGGTGTCTTTGACTACCTGCGCCTGTACTGCCGATGCGCCTAGATCAGGCAGGGTTTCAGGGCCAATTAATACAAATTCAGTGCCAGTATAGGCATACAGTTGTTCGGCTCCGGTATCAAACCAAAAATCACCGGCCTGCAATCCGCTGGGAGGGGTAGGACCTATCTCTGCGCCGCTGGCTGTTCTAAACTTTGTGCCGTCGTAGAACCGAAGTTTTTTTAGGCCGCTGTCATACCAAATTTGACCAGTTATTCTTTTTGGAGGGGCCGATGTATTGGCAAAGTTTTCCAGCAAATGTAAGAAATTCTCGTTCTGTACTTCGCCGTAGCCAGCGTAATTTTTACCTACAAAACGCAAATCAGTGGTGGTATCAATGGTACCGTCGTCGACAGAGACTAAGAACGTTCCATTAAATTTGTCTACTTGATATGCCATTGATCAACTCCGTTGTAACTATTATTTATCGTAAATACACCCATTTAAACTCTGCCTACTGCTACTTCTATAACACCATTTACACCATCAAAATCTGCTAGTGCTTTGCCTATAATTGTACCTATTTGAGGACTGATTGCTTTTCTAGCATATCCGTCACCTGCACTCATCAGCATATCGCCTTTGGATATTTTTCCTCTAACTTTGCAAGGTGCTCTACCCTGTAATGCAAGGGCAACTACATATGTACCTACACATTCGCTGTTCATTAGATATGCAGGCGCTGTTGATACAATACCAGCCAATCTATTTGATCCGTCTTCTGCTAGAGTTACTTCAAATTCACCGCCGAATTCAAGTACTGTACCAGGCTCATATTCTTGATCTGCTACGTATTTTTCAGCAAGATCTGCGTATTGTGCAGCAGTGGCTGTGCCTACAAAAAAGTTGGCATGCACGTTGTTCCATTTTGCAGTGGATATTCCTAGATCAGTAGTAGCAGTATTCACTGGGATCATAGCTGGAGCATTGAGCCCTCCTAACGCTAACGCCGTGGCTGCATTTACCATAGAGATTGCAGCCGTACTTGACGGTTGTGTTGGATCAAGAATTGTGAAACGTATTCCAGAATTACGTGAATGTAATGTTGGTATTGTAGATGCGTCTAAGTATATTCTCAAAGGCGCCACACTGGTGCTAGGTCCTCCGAGTGTGATACCGGTTGCGCCAGCTACGTCTAGAGAAGATAGTGTTCCCACATTAGTAAGATGAGAATCTACTATGTTGACTGCCAATTGTGTGCCCGTCAATGTGTTACCGTCTGCAGGTACTGTGATATTTGCACTGCCATCAAACAGTACCGTGTTGATTGTTCTTGCTGTTTGTAATTTTGTGGCTGTAAATGCGTTGCCAGATAGCGTGGCTCCTATGAATTCGTTGGCTGATACTATGTTGAAAGTACTGGTTCCGCTAGCAGTGGTTACATTTCCAGAGACATTACCGAGCAAATTAGCAGTGATTGTGCCTGCGGAAAAATCTCCGGCACTGTCTCTAGCCACAATTTTGCCTATAACATTATTGGGACTGGCATCTACACTCCAAGTAGTGGCTGTTGAGCCATTAAAGTTTGCACCAGTTAGATAGGTGCCTCTTGTTAATGTATTAGTTGTGTTTGATGTAATTGCGATGTCTGTTTGACCATCGAAATACACACCATTTATAGTTCTACCAGGATTCAATTTACTAGCAGATTCTGCATTTCCCACCAGTGACCCAATGACTGGCCTGGCGGTTGAAATATTGGTTCCTGCCTGTAAGATTGAAAATCCAGGTATTGCGTTGGCATCATCTATAGTAAACGCATCATCAACACACACTGCCAACACTGTGCCATCTACTACTACCTTGAGGGCCGCATGTTCAGTGCCATTACTATCCCTAATTTTTTCAGCTAGAACTTTAGTCATACCAAAGCCTTCAATGGCTTCGGGTCCTATTAATTTCCATAATCCAGAATCATATACAAACAGTTGATCTGTGATATCTTTGTACCAAATGCCGCCGTCGAATCCTTCTGGCTCAGTGTCACTGATAACAGCAGATCCTACAGGAGTCCAGGCTGTACCATTATAAACATTCAGTGCGCCAATATCGGTGTTATACCATGTTTGTCCTGTGATTGGTCTAGACGGTGGATTGTCATTGGCAAAATTTTCAAGCAGAAACAAAAAATTCTCATTTTGTGTTTCACCATAGCCAGTATAGTTTCTGCCAAGCAATCCTAGACTGGTTGAGGTATCTAGTGTGCCATCTTCTAGCACTACTAATTGCTGACCGCTAAATCTGTTTATGATATATGCCATTTATCGCTCCGTTACATATTTAACCATTAAGATACAAATACCCATGCGCCAGAAATAATCTGGAATGTTTTGACTATCCTTGAAACAATCAGCCCAGGCGCTGCCACTGTGGCGGTAGTGAAACTAATGTTATTCAATCCAAACGCTGTACCTGTTGGAGTCACAAATTCTGTTGAAGAGGTTGACAGCAATGGATTGATGTCAAGATTAGTGGTGCTGTTGATCAACAGTGAACACAACACTCTAGCAATGGTACCGTTGTTGTACTCTGCTACCGGTGCAATCTGCTCTAATAATGTAGCAATACCTGCATTAGAAATACCGTCAGATATATCCAGGCTGAGTACAATACTTCTAGCTTTGATGGTATTATCAACATAATTTTTTGTGGCAGCATCTTGTGCAGAAGTTGGGTCTGCTACTGATTTGATTTTTTTGCTGCCTAAATTAAGACCGCCTGTGCCGTTGATAAGCAACGATAAATCGGTGTTTGATGTTGTTACCTGTATAGCGGCATCATTGAGATATAGGCTATCTACAGATAGTTGTGTTTGCACACCGAAGCTGGTTACACCCGGAATACTAGTTATACCTGGACCAAGTGATGTACCCGACAACACAGTTACTCCGTCAATTTTAAATTCTTTACCTGTGGCTAGATTTATGTGTTCTGAACTGGTCCACGCAGCACTGGCTAATGCAGGAATAGCATCATTGTAGCCTTCAGCAGTTGCAGTCCCGCTAGTGGCCTGTGCTGCTTGACCTACATCGTGCCATAAAAATACATGGCTGGCGGCTCCTTGTAGTACTACACCTCCGCCAGCTGCATTTGTATCTGTGGGTACAATACCAGTTTGTTTGGCCAACACTATGTTCTTATCTTCAATGGTTACTGTGCTGGTATTCACTGTGACCACGTTTCCGTTCACAGTAAGGTCTCCCTGCACTGTGAGACTTCCACCTATTTGTACTTCACTGGTAGGAAATCCATCATATAAATCAATTCGACGAGCATCAGCTTCTATATTGATTGCTGCTTCTGCGATAACATCTCGTCTAACGTTGAAAGTCATCTGTTTGTTTGAAGCGATGTTAGCAATTATTAAATTACCATCTTGAACTTGAAACTGTCCTTGGTTTGCATCTCCAATAATCAACCCTAAGTTTGATGAAATAATAATCTGGCCGTTAACAATATTACTTGTATCGTTTCTAACATATAGGCTCGCAGTCTGACCTCCAAGTTTTTCACTGTTTGTCACAGTAACATTAAACTTTAAACCAGCCAATGTTCCTGCGCTGAATCCAGGTATGATACTACCACTAAATCCGTCGATAGGCAATTTGGGAGTGAATGCATCTTTGGAAAAAATACCTAGCAATATGCCGTTGGTATAGAGGTATACCACTACTCGATTTTGATTTAATGAGTCTAAAATATTCACTACCTTTAGTCCACTAATACCTTGAAGCACAGAATAATCTGGTCCTAATAATATAGTGTTTGAACCGTCAAAGAAATACAACTGTTTTGCCAAATCATTGAACCATAGATCTCCTACACCTAGATTCAAAGGTTGTTGACTGGATATTGTGGCAGAGCTCACTGGCACAAAACCTGTTCCACTGTAGACTTTTAATTTTAATTCGCTTACATCAAACCAAATTTGTCCTCTGATAGGACTTGTAGGTTGGCTAGAGCTGGAAAAATTTTCCAGCAGTTTGACAAAATTTTCATTAATTGATTCACCAAAGCCGCTGTAGTTTTTTCCTATGAGTGTAAGATCTGTTGATAACTCATCTATCTGACCGTCTGCCACTGTGGCTAAAATTGTTCCGTCAGTTTTGTTAATTGTATATGCCATTTGTTTTTACCTTAGAATGCTGGCGGACCAGAATGAATAATATAATTCAATGTCAAAAACGGATTTATAACTGAAAATTCTTGCCCCAGTGTGCCGGATGTTTTAATACCACCCGAGCTGGGGATATATTGACTTTGTCCCACAGTAGTTGGGCCTTTTTCTGAGAAAGATCCCACATCACTAGGAATAGCACTATCTACTCTAGTCGCAAAATATTGCTGTCCAGTTGATCCTTTCATGTTGTGTTCATGATCTGGTAGATTCAACACAGTAAGCGTGTTGGCACTTTGTCCACCGTTGTCACCAAGATTGTCGGGAGCGGTACCAGATACTCTATCTACATTTCCACCTCCTGCATCAATAAAGCCACCTGTGCTATTAGGCACAGTAAAGGCATTATCCATGTTGTCTTTTCCGAGCGGGAATCTACCTCTAAGATCCGGTACCCTAAACGTATTGATACCGTTAAGAGCTGTTACTCCATTGTAGGTTACGCCAATAACATCATATAGGTCGGAATATTTTGTCTGTTCAAGTTCGCTGCCGTCGCACAATACATATCCATATGGAGCTTCTGCTCCGGCATAAGGCAATATGGCGCCAATCGGCACAGCTAAATCAGCAACAAAAGTGTTTCGTGTTTCTTTGATCAGACCAAGACTGGGTCGAAAAACTAATACGGTATCTAGCGGAGTCGATATTAAAGGAAAAGGTTCATCCTTGCTACTAATCAATGCCGAAGTCAAGGTGGTGGTAAATGTTTTGGTATTTCCTCCCACCTGGCCATCAAATATAAAAGACGGAGCTGTTACATCTCCTTCCATTTTAAATGTTGATGTAAATTTTAAGTTTGTTGCTGTAGATGCATTGCCAACAATGTTTCCGGTCAGTACTCCTTCGATGGTTTCAGCAATTAAATTTTTAGTTCTGACATTTTTCCAACGTTTCAACACTGTACCACTGTCATAAAAATCAGTAGCAGCCGGCTGCGTATTATCAAATTCGCTGACTCCGATAACTTTAAGACCGTCACCTACCAGCAAGTTTTTTGTAATTGCAGCACCGCCAGCTGTTCTAAATGTACCGTTGTTGAAATTAGAACTTGCTGTAGTGCCTGTAAGTATTAACGATCCATTAGTTTTAATGTTGCCATCAACATGTAAGGCTTCATCTGGCGATAACACATTGATGCCCACTGTGTTACCAATTACTCGTAGTACTGTAGATGGAATACCATCATTGTTTATCTGTAAATCAATACTGCCACCTGGAGTTGAATCATAAATTCTAGAGGCCACATCAGATGTGGTAAGACTGAATGTGCCGTTGACTCCAATAGTGATGCCTTGATTATTTCTAACATTGATGCCAAATTCAGTAGTATTGACGATATCAGAACGCAGGAATTTAGCTGCGGGAATTTCAACATCTGAAACAATCAACGATTCGGCAGACGTCGCAGCTCCATATATTTTGGTATCAAATCCACCAAGACCAATATTATTTTCTGTGATGTTTAGACCGGACTTAATGGTAATAAATCCTGAAAGAGATAATTTCGGAGTAAAACTATCCTTGCTGAATATAATTACCGGGATATCTTCGATGTAAAATATCAGTACCACTCTAGATACGTTATCAGAATCTGTAATAGATTCCACTATGGGGCCGCTTCGTAATCCTGTTGAAAAGTTAGGTCCTACTAGAATCCAGCGTGTGCCACTGTAAACATACAGTTGTTGATTAGTTGTGTCTACCCATAGTTCTCCAACTTTTGACTGTTCGGTAGAAGGTTCAACTCCACCTTTTTGAATGTTGCTGGCTGCTTTCCAGGCGGTACTGTCCCATAACTGAAGAACACCGTCAGTGGTATTATACCACAACTGACCCTCAACAGGGTTCACCGGCTGTGTTTCTTTGGCAAAATTTTCTAACAGTGCTAGGAAATTTTCAGCTATTGTCTGACCGTAGCCTGTGACATTTCTACCAGGAAATGTCAAACTGGTATCTGTGCTGGAAGTATTATCGTATACCGTGATTGGTAACTTGTTGTCTTTGTCTGTAAAATTAACAATATATGGCATTTTTAGACCTCAGTGAAACTGGTTAAACTTTGAATACGTATCGTGTAGTCAATTTGTAACAGTCTATTCAATGACTTTTGCACAGGATGGAATATCACATGTGTCAACAACTTTCCGGTTCCTGATGGGTTAAAGGATATCAATCCCAATTCATCAAACACAAAATTACCACTCATATCCACACTGTTGTCAAAGGCTTCCTGGCCATCTGGCTCACCATAGTCTAATATGCAACTGATGATGATATCACTATAGGTGGCTCCGCTAATGTGACGGATCTGCATTTTATTTCTTATGGGGTCAACGTTTTCTATAGCGTTTTGATCTATGACTTTTTGGAATGTTTGATTATATAGGCTGGTGTTTATGCCCACTGTATTGGGTGTTAAATAGGTAATAAGACCTGTGGGATCAACATTGGTACCGCCGTTGCCAAACACCATTTGATATAGCGTGCCTTGACCTTGATTGCTAAGGCTGTTAACCATGGCTACACTCATGTTTTCATAATGAATTGCATTTCTTTTGTCGATTAAAACTTCGCCGGTAGTTGGATCAAATATCTTTATGTGACCTTCAAAATGAAATCCGCCGGTTTCATTGGGCAGTTTTTCAGGTTTTTCGCTGTTGTTTGGCATGATGTTTTCGTGTTGGTTATTCATAGTAGTATTTATTCGGGCAATTCAGAGGTCTTGGCAGCAATGAATTCTGCAATAGGAGTGTGATTAGACAACAGTGTCACACCCTTGCTGGCAGAAAATTCACTTCTCTCATACCATATTCTTCCCAATTTCCTTATAATTGTAATTTTAGCCCCCGCAGCCACAGGTTCAGTCAGCCTGATGTAGGGAGTAGTTCCACTCACTGAAAATTCAGCTTCTACAATCTCGTCTGCCGATGGACTGCTGGCTCCATTAGATTCCACATATACATCTAAAGGATTTTTACGCAATCGTCTGCCCGACACAAACACTTCCACTTGATCGCAGGCACCGTAGCTAGAAGGAATAGAATTTCTGTACCAGCTAGTTCGAACTGCTTGAGTTGGTGTAAAATCTAGAGGACCAATCAGTAATGTACTACCGTCACTAATAAAATTAAATTTTTCTTGATTCTCTGTATAGGGCAGAGTATCATTGGCACCTGCATTTATAACATAACTGCCTGCGGCATGGATTTCTGCAATTCCTGTGCCAAAACAGCCACGACGTATCTGTGACAAAATATTGCCATTCTTTTCAAAATAGTCAATACGCTCATTGTTAATGATAACCACTCCGGGAATTCGTCTACTCGGTATAGGATTAGATAATTCACTGCTGTTAGTGACTTCAATTTCAGTGTCATAGTAGTTTAGTGCTTTGGCCAGTCTAATAGTTTTTGATATTGAATGCCGTTTGTAATGATAGTTGTTGAGCATGTCTTTGAAAATTTCAAATGCACGATTTGGTTTGTATATGATATTGCCAAACTGCACTATTTTTATAAGATCATTCACTGTTGAATCTTCTGTGAGATATATCACTGATCTTGGAGCATCTAATCTGTAGTCTGCATCTTTGGTCAATCGTTGACCATTTTTATACACCCAAATAAAATTCTCATCTATAGGTTGTCTTGGCAGTTGAAACTGTATACGACCTCCGGTATATTCGTCGGTAATCATATTCAGTGTTGGATATTCACTGAAACAGATTATCTGTATATCATCATTGAGAGACAGATCCACAGTGGCAGGAATCACAAGATTATTTCCAACTATAGAATATTCAGCTCTTACATTAGTTTCTATTCTTATAACATCACCTAGTGTGAGATTTTCTGCGGGAATGTTGATTAAATTTTCGTTTCCGTTATAGGTAAAATTAATCACAAACTGTTGTAACACTTCGTTGATATAGACCTTTATACCACCCGACGTAATAGTTCCAATAGACTCTGCAGGATCTACTCCCAAGGTGATATTATTGTTTGTACCGTCATATACAAGATAAGTGGTATCGATTCCCTGTAAGAAAGTTCCATTGACATTGACTAGCACCGAAGATATTTCAGACGATCTTTGTAGATTAACAAATTGATCTACAGGAATACTGCGAGTGCTGCCGTCAAACGGCACAGTCTGTTGATTTATTCTAACAAAACTGAGATTATTAGAATTAGAATATTCACTGGATTCAAAACATATTATTTTTATCACTTGCCTAAATCCTGGTGCTACTCCAAATTGAACCATGGTTTTGTTTTCAACGCTGATAAAATCAGAGCTGTTTACAAATCCGGTATCTATTTCTTCACCATCTAGTGTGACCAACACTGCTGAAGTCTGTGCATACTGAGCATTGGTTAAAAACAAGTTTGTTGTGCCGTCGGCTACAAATTCTTGGTAGTCGATTATTCCAATACCGCCTATGCCTATAGATACAATTTCTATTATATCGCTGATTGCAGGGGCAAGATTAAATTCAATTTCATTTTCCACAAAATCAATACTGAAATTAATAGTGCTATCTCCAATGTATTCCTGTTTGATTTTATTCACATATACTGTGACTGCTTTAGATTCTACTATGGTAAGTCCAATCTTGAATCTACGAGTAGATCCATCCCCTATGTATCCACGATGTTGTAAAGGAGCAGCTCCTGGATCAGTTTTGTTGAAAACTTTTATACTTACACTGTCTAGAATTTGTCCTGGAACATTTTCCTCAGGTGCTGGTACTTGATCCGGACTGACAAATTTTTCACCGTCTATGACTATTTCTTCTGGAGTCATTCCAGATGCTGAAACATAGGCGCCGCCTATATTGGCTAATGTACCGCCACTGATCCTAGTGTCTAGAAGATTTACATCACTGATTGTTACAGATCCGTCACTATCTAATTTTCTGAAGATTAGTGTATCACCAGGCTGAGTACTTAGGTATCTGTGTATTTCTATAATTTTTGTAGAACCATCTCCGATAAATGTTGGCATTTCTGCATTAGCATTTGTGCGCACACTGGAATCTAAACTGGGATCGTACAACGGGTCGTCGATTCTGATAGGTCGATTAGTTCCTGATCGTTGAATATAGATTGATATTGGCTGATTGTTTTCTGGAGTGTAAGGCAAGGACACAAATGTGGTACTGCCGTCTGCAACATAATAAAAATCATTGCTGGATTCTACACTGTCCCAACTGTCTGTAAACCAAGGAAGAGCATCCCAGCCTCCGGTAACTTCAAAGGTTGTGCCCTGCACTTGCACACCTCCAAAATCTATACCGGTCATTAGCTGGTCTAATTCTTGTCCTTTCATACCACTTGTTGGAGCGTAATATTTGTTAATTCTATCCACACTGTCTAATAATAGATCATTCTTTTCATAGGTAACAACAATTACATCTCCAGCCAAGGGTGATATATAGAATTTTATTTTTCCTTTTAACAACCCATAGGTGTCTGTACTGGATGTATAGAGATCTATTTCATATTCTGTATTCAACACTGTTTGATTGTTTTTTATCACTGAAATCTTGGTTTTATCTCTAGTAGGTGCATAGATTAAATCAAAGATTGCACTTGATCCGGTGGCTGTAAACGACTGAGTATTTGACAACTGACTATAAGTTCCTATTTTGTTGGTTCTGTCAAATCTCATAGTGATATCAAAAGATCTTACCTTGCTGCTGCCCAGCACTGCTGCTGCTTTTGCAATGTTCACTGATGCTCCATTACCGCCAACTAGACTGATTACAGGAATACCCGTATACCCAGATCCTTGAGTGATGACCTGTATGCCTGATACTCTGCCGTTGGAAACAAATGCCTGTGCTGTGGCACCTGATCCATTGCCTTGAATTAATACCGTAGGAGGTGATGTGTAGTCACTACCACCATAGGATACAGAAATAGCAGTGATTGAGTAGCCGTTATTTTCTTGCCAAGACTTCCAAGGGTATTCATCAAGTCTATTGTAGTATTGATTTACAGGCAGTATCTTTCCATCTCTAACTGAATAAGCTGGTGGCAGATCAAAGTCAGAAGTTGCAGCACCATTGATATCAAGATTGGTGTATCTGCTGGTATATTCTCTAATGCTGGTTCTATAGGGTTTTACTTCTTCTATATATTGTTGAAAACTTTGTAGATTGTCATTTTTGTAATTTTTAGGTTGATCTAATGCACCAACGTTATGTGTGGCGTTTAAGAAACTGGTCTTGAATGCCCAGTCAATGTAGGTCTGTTCTGAGAAAGCATACTTGATAGATGAGAAGAACAACTTGTTCCATTCCACTGTGAGATCATCAACAAAAATATTTTCTTTGGCGGCCTTAAGGATAAATCTCAGTTCTTTGGTTGGTTGAAGATCGTACAAGGCAGCATCATAGGATCCCACATTGTCATAACCCAAGCTGTTGACCAGTCTATTGTACAATATATCTTTGATTCTTATTGTGCCACGCTGTTTACCCACAAGATTGTAGTTGTCCAACAGGGTTCCTTGATCCTCTTCAGTTCTCGCCAATACTGCCCATCCACCATTAGAATATTCTTTTATTCTAATTAGATCTCCCACTTGGGTTTCTATAGAAGGTTCTTGATAGATATTGTCAATTTCTTTAATTATTCTTGAGCTCGGAGAATATCCTTGATCCCACCAATCTATAAGTTCCCAATAGACAGTGGTATCATAGCCTTGAGATTTGCTACGGTAAAAAATTCTGCGTTGTTGGTCCCATCCATAGATACTCCAAAATCCATTGGCTGTGCTGTCACTGACTAATAACACCGAAAATGGTCTGATTTTCACTATGGCTGTGGAGTATTTTTTTCCTTTTGATGTAAGTGTTATGGAGTTGACCTTGCCCTGATTGTTAAGTGTAATCACTGCTGTGGCTCCAAATCCATCTCCTTGGATTTCTACATATGGCACAGTTCTATATCCAAATCCTGGATCTACAATATCAATGGTATCAATTTCACCATTGATAATATTTGCAAAAAACTCTGCTTGGCGAATTTTTACAGTACCCACTTGTTCGAGATCAATATTAGAATCAACGATAACATCGTACTGATTTAATAGCTGTCCGGGAATAGGATCTAATTTATTGAGATTTTCAAAGTTAATAGTATCTGCAAACGGTCTAGTCAATAAGATATCATTGATATTGTCTATGGCAATTTTCAATGCTTTGTCTCTATTCACAAACATGCTTTGACGGGGTCTTACACCGAGTCCATATTTTTTCTTTGCGGGAAGTTTTGGATCTGGAACTGCGTTACCAGCACGATCTTCACCCACAAGACTATCTAACCATTTTTCTTCAAGTGTAGCCGTAGGCAAGCTGTCAGCAACACCGTTGGTCAACAATTGATATTCTCTGTGAACTGCGTTCAACTGCTTGCGATTTTTGATGTATTCAAAATTAATTAACGCAGTATCAGTGTTGATCACAGTGGGCAAATTATAAGCTAAGAATTTGTCCTCACCGATCACTGCCATAAATGCAGCACCTGTGCCTATGGGGTTAGCAATGGCCGACTGTATGGCGCTGGCGGAAATTTTTCGCTGAGCCAATGACGGCAAGGTAGTTTTAGATTTTACCCAATAGTAGTGTAGTGTGCTTGTGGCCAGCCCGGTATTAGGGTTAAAAAATACTTTGGTATTGTACACAGTATCATCTATGAATTTTGGCTGACCAGATATGCCCTCTGCAAGACCTTCTACGGTATCTGCCAAGATGCTCCATTCTGATGGTAGTAACGGACTTGCTACCCATTCATAGATATCTATAGAAGACCCGACTACCTGCGAATTCCAATTGCCAATTCTGTAGGCAAAATCATCTTGTTCATAATTCAAATATTTTACCGTGCTAAGGTCCCACCATATCTGTCCCACAGGTTTTTCGAACCATGCCTGAGTTTCATCTATAACCTGTTCTTCAGTGGCTGTGATATAGATTGCAGGATCATACACAGTTTTAAAGCTAATTTCTTGTTCGGCTATTCCTAGTATTTTTAGTTTATATCCATCTACAATATCCAGATCAGTGATTTTTATGTTGTTAACATTGTCAAATAATTCAATGTTTTGCAGTAGATCAACATCTATAAGTTTGTTTTGTTGACCGATAGTTTTAAAACTATCTGTATCAGTAGATGTCTTAAACAGTCTTACTCGTCCTGCTGGAGCGCCGTCAACTTGATAAGTAGGTGAACCCACCACAATGATTGAGCTGGTGGTGTCGATAGAGTATCCAAACGATTCACCTGACTGAAACTCTGCTTCTAGTTTTTCTACCAAGAAATAACCAGTGTCTTTTCGTTGATAGACATAGACCTGTCCTGGGAAACCCCTAGGATCGGAAAATGTAGTTCTACGTTTGTCAAAGGTTGTAAAATTAAATTGCGTGGTAATAGAGTATCCTGCATTCTTGGCAGCCACTACGATCTTTTCTGTAGATGGACTTATAGATATGCTGGAACCAAAATATTCATTGGTGAAATATTCAAAACTCTGTAATTTTTGTTTCAATCTAAATTGACGCACAGAAGAATCGCTGTCAAATTTAAACACATAGGCAGCACCTTGATTCTGTTTGGTAATATCTGCCAACGGACTACTGGCCACAATGGTAGTAGCGGCGGCATCTATGTCTATGGCAAATCCAAATTGATCTCCGGACGCTATAATTCCACCGTTTCCGGTGTCATTGATATCTGACAGTGAATCTGCAGTTATGGTCTGTAGCAGGGAATATCTGTTATTGGCATCTCTTTCATATATAAAAATCTTGCCGGTGGAAGGTGACGCACTGTCGCCTATATTTGACCAAGGCAATCCGTTATCTGGATAATCTGCTAGACTGGTTATAGATGATGTAGTTGCATCTATCAACCTGTGATATCCGCCCTGCCATTTGACCACATCGCCTTCTGTGTATTCCTGGTACAGATTCCAATTGCCTTTGTAGTTAGAAAAATACTGTCCGTCTGAATTAGGGGCGCCTATAACTAACACTGAGCCATCTCGACTCATGGTCAAACTTATACCAAATTGGTCTCCGTCCTTGACTAGTTCTGCCAACTGGCTTGTACTCAATAGGCCTTCTGCAAGTGTTGATCCGTCATCATCCATGGCCACATTTGTTGGCAATGAGCATTGCGTGGACACAGGATCTAATTTTCTCCAATTAGTCAGCACCGTGGGTAATATTGCGCCACCTTGATTGTCAATCACCGATTCATACAAATCTCCCTGATACCATACTATCGATCCGGCCGGATAGAATATTAGAGACGATGTCTGATATAATCCTAGGTATTTGGTGTTTTCTAAATGCTGCCATTCTGTACCGTTGTAGAAATATAGATATACGCGGCCTCGACCTGTATTGGCTCCTAGTGCCGGGTCGCACAGCGAGCCCACTGCCGACACTGCCATGTAATAGGTGTTGCCGGATACACCAATTGAGATAGCACTGCCAAATTGTTCAAATGCTGCTTGGCGGGGACTCACAAAATTATGAGCAATTTCCCATTGTCCCTGAAAATACCTATACAGAGAGATCATGCCCTGATCTGTAAATCCATTTCCTCTGGCTGCAGGATTGGCATTGATTATAGTGGCTGGTTTCCAATCTTCACTGTTGAAATTAATAGAACTGCCGTCCCCTACACTGATGTTATTCACAGCTTCCCAAAGTTTTCCCTGATATAACACAGTTTCGCCTACGAGATAACTGACAGACTGATTTAGCTCGCCTAGATAGCCACTTTTTACACCGCTGGCATTTGGTGAGCCAACTGCCAACCATCTATGATCAGGACTCACTGCTAATACCTTACCAAATGATCCTAATACTGCTGTATCAAAATCGTTGGGTGGGGGCACTATCTGTTTCAATATCAATTGTGATCCAGCAGTCTGTGTTGTATAAATCATCACGTAACCCGAGTCTGGAATGCTGGTAGCAATTTGTTTGAGACTGTCTAGATACACTACAGCGGTGCCCGTGCCAAGAGGAGCGGTAATCCCGTATTCTGTAAATTCAAAAGTTGAATATTGTTTGGTTTTTTCTACAACTTCCCATTTGTTGTCGCCGTTGTTATCCACCCAGAGTTTTGATCCAAGGCCAAGCAGTGCAGTTTTTTGATCATCTAATTCTGCATAAGTTGCAAATCTCACTGTGGTGAAAATTCCTACCACTGCGGAGGTACTATCTTCTATTTCTGGCACATCAGTAGACGATGGTGCCACAATAATGGCATTGCGTGTGACTGATGTAATCTTAAAGAATCCATTGAGATTCAATACGTATGTGACGCCTACAATATCGTCAACTGCAAAATTATGCGGTCTTTCAAATGTCAGTTCTATTTGAGTTTCGGATAATTTTTCAACTCTGCTGATTCTCAACGCCAATTCTTCGTTGTAACGCAACACTGTCCACGAAGACTTATCAAACGTGATCCAAAAGTGTGTGTTGTCAAACACTGTTCTAATATCTAGATCAAGAATGTCATCTTTGTTTTTGAAAATAAAATCCACATGTTTTTTATTAACATAACCTGCAGATCTAGTAACCCCATCATAGTCAATTAATGGGTTGAGATTTGTAGTAAAAGGAGTATCGGCTAGGGTAAAGTTAGAAGATTTTATTCTTAGATATTGATCTAAAACAATCCCCGTATCTTCACTATAGGTTATTAATATAGGTTGAGGATTGATAAGGAAAGCATCTTTTTTTATTTCAAATTCGAATTCTTTGGTTTGATCTGTGCCACCGTATTGCGCTATTTTAAATGCCCACTCTTCTGTTAGTACCACACTGTCGTCATCTGTTCGACTGATTTTATCAAACACCTTGACAATAGCATTGGCTGTACCTTTTTCTCTGATAAATCCTTGATAAATTCTAAACTGCGTAATTTCGTCTTCGGCTAAATTTTCCAGATATTCTCTAGGCTGATATCCTATGGCATGTCTTGCAAGATTTCGTTGGCTGGATCCGACACCGTCGGTGTTTACTTCATAGTAGTCTTCAAATTGATTTATTCTATAGTCAAAATTTGGAATTAACGATTTAGTTGGAGTGGAATCAAGTTTTGTCCAACCAGCATCTTGAAATTCTGCAGAGCCTAGTTGGCTATACCTGCTGGTCCAATTATACGATTTATAAGCAACAATATCACCAAGTTTATAGTCTGTGAAAGGTTGCCAAATCTGTATGTTGACATTGTCAAACAAGAATCCAGGACTGGTATAATCACCATCCCAATCTACTGTACGGAACCCACGGCTCTTGATTCGTTCCTGACGATATCCTGTAGGTTTATCATAGATAACATCATTGAAAACTGTTCGATCATCAAACACAACCACATGTTCTTTGAGAACATAGTTTAATTTTAAGAAATAAATTCCTTGATTTGTATTGATAGTTGATAAACTTATAGTTTGAAAATCTCTGTTGACATTGATATTTTGAGGTGACAGCGGGGTACCATCATCCTTTAACACCTGATAATCATAAAAACTATCTAATACGTTGTCTGCTACTCCAACTGCGAAGTTAATTTTCAACAACGATGCTGCTGGACTAAGTGTTAACAGCGATCCTTCAGACCAATTATGCTGACTCCAGAACATGAATTCTTTAGCAGAAGTAAACCAATCTCTAGCTGTTTGATACTGTGAATCGTAAAAATCAAAAACAAATCCTACGCTTTTGAGATATTCTTGATAGCCTAGAATAAAATCTATCACCTGTTGAATATCAGTTACTACCTCGCCATAGAATAATTTTCTTATTTTAAGTTTGTTGAAATTTCTTCTTCTAAAAGCAGTGATGCCACCAGTAATAGGTGCTCCTGCTAATTTCCTCCATGTTGCTATGCCATTAGGAGTTTCTTCAAATGCGGTGCCACTGGTATGGCTGCGTATACTGCGATAAAATTGATTTAGATGTCTAATTACTACCCCATTACCATAGAATTTTTCACTTTCCCAGTCAA